GTTTTGCACCCGGATTTAATAAACAAGTCACGGAAACCGGGGCCGAGGGACAATGGTTTGATGGTGACAATGTCAGATTTAGATATGGTACTCCAGAAAAAATAGGTGGTTGGACACAGTTAGGTGATGATAAATTAACTGGTGCAGCTAGAGCTATTCATCATTGGGACGATAATGCTGGTATTAAATACGCAGCTATAGGAACTAACAGAATTTTATATGTATATTCTGGTGGAGTGTATTATGACATACACCCTATTAGAGCAACATTAACTGGCGCTACTTTTACAAGTACATTAAATCAAAATATTATTACAATTACAACTAGTGGCACACACGGGTTAGCTGAAAAAGATATTGTAATGTTAGACAGTGTAACTGTTCCTGCATCATCTAGTTTTGATGCTGCTGATTTTGAAGATAAAAAATTTATGGTAACAGCCATACCTACTACTACAACTTTTACTATTACAATGGGTTCTACTGAAACAGGAACACCCATGAGTGCAGCGGGGTCTACATCTGTTTTATGTTATTATCATGTAGGACCAGCACAACAATTAGGTGGTTATGGTTGGGGCACAGGTTTATATGGAGGAACAGCTTTAGGAGCAGCTACAACTACTTTATCAACAGCTATAACAGATTTAGTAACAACCGATATTGTATTAGCAAACTCTGCAGCATTTCCATCATCAGGAGAAATAAGAATTGGTACAGAAGATATAAGTTTTACAAATAATGACACTGCAACTAATACTTTAAGCGGAGGAGCAAGAGGTGTTAATGGTACAACAAAAGCCACACACAGTGGTGGTGCAAGTGTTTTAAATATATCTGATTATGTTGCATGGGGTGATCCATCTAATGCTGACTTTACTATTGATCCTGGAATGTGGGTTCTTGACAACTATGGTACAAAATTAATTGCTCTTATATATAATGGTCAATGTTTTGAATGGGATGCATCACCGGCTGATGCTGTTAATAATAGAGCTACATTATTAGCTAATGCACCTACGGCATCGCGTCATGTGTTAGTATCTACACCTGATAGACACTTAGTATTTTTTGGTACAGAAACTACGGTTGGTAATTCTACTACACAAGATGATATGTTTATAAGATTCTCGTCTCAAGAAAGTATTGATGAAACAGATTCTTACACAGTTAAAGCAAACAATACTGCAGGTACACAAAGACTTGCTGATGGTTCTAAAATTATGGGAGCTATTAAAGGTAGAGATGCAATTTATGTTTGGACCGATACTGCATTGTTTCTTATGAAATTTGTAGGTCAACCATTTACTTTTTCTTTTGAACAAGTAGGAACTAACTGTGGACTGTTTGGTAAAAATGCGTGTATAGAAGTAGATGGTTCTGCTTATTGGATGTCAGAAAATGGTTTTTTTACTTACGATGGTCAATTAAAATCTATGCCGTGTCTTGTTGAAGACCATGTTTATGATGATGTTAACGCTGTATCTAGAGATCTTATTAATTGTGGATTAAATAATCTTTTTGGAGAAATAAGTTGGTTTTATTGTACATCTGCATCAGATGCTATTAACAGAGTTGTAACATATAACTATTTAGACTCTAGTCCTAAACGTCCTATATGGACAACAGGTACTTTGCCTAGAACAGCATGGCAAGATTCTGCAGTATTTGATAGGCCACACGCAACTCTTTATGATTCAACAGACAATGCGTCTACCGAATGTATTGGAAATACTGACGGTATTACTATATACTATCAACAAGAAACAGGAACTGATCAAATTAATGCTGGTGGTGTAACAACTGCCATTATTGGTACGATTACATCTGGTGATTTTGATATTACACAAAGAAGAAATCCTACAGGACAAACTGTAGGTATGCCAGATTTAAGAGGTGATGGTGAATTTATTATGAGAATACAAAGATTTATACCAGATTTTATTTCGCAAACAGGAAACACAAGAATTAGTTTTGTAACACGAAACTATCCTAACAGCGCCCCTACAACTACTAATTTTACTGTTGATGGTTCAACAACAAAAAAAGATACACGACTTAGAGCTAGATCTATTGCTATTAAAGTTGCCAACACTACTACTAATGAAGATTGGAAACTTGGTACATTTAGATTAGACATTGCACCAGGAGGTAGAAGATAATGGCATTATTTTATAATGAAGGAGATAAAGCTATTTATGATTCAGGGCAATATTATATTCCTCAAGAAAAATATAGATTAAGTAATTATACTGTTCCTGTAGTAGAAGAAGAAGAACAAGAAACTTCTATTGGAATTCCTAGTACTAATTCTTTTATAAATTTTGCTAATAACAATGACAATAGAGTTTTTGATGCTAACGCTTTTAAACCATATAAAGCACAACGACCCACTGATTTTGTAACTAATAGAACTGATTTTAGAAGAAGTGGTTATCTTCCTGGACTTGAACCAGAAGAAACTTACATGGATAGAATAGGGTCCTTAATTGGAAAAGGAATAGGTATGGCAATTCCTGGAGGAAATTTTTTATTAAGTAAGGCGGAGGAAATGCAAAGACAGAATAGATTAAATGCAACTGATAATGCTTTTATTGACATGCAATTAGGTATAAACGAACAAAACATACATGGAATGGGTAATCTAGCTAACCAAGATAGATATGGATATAATAAAGTAAGTATGTTTGGTAATTATGCTGATAAAGTAAAAGAAAGAGTAGAAATTGCTAAAGATTTTTTTAAAAAAAATGGATACCACAGACCCATTGATCAATATTATTTAGAAAAAGAAGATGAGTTTAACACAGCAAAAAATCAAATAGATTTTAACAATTTTATAAATCAAAGAATAACCGCTAACAATATTAGAAAAGGTATAAAAGCAGGAACAATAAATCCAAACTTTAATATTCATGGTGATGGTGATAATAAAGACGATGTTACACCTCCTACTATAGTTCCTACAGATTTAAATGATTATCAGGGTAATGATGGTGGTAGTGGTGGATATACTACAGGAAAAAAACAAGGAACAACAGGATCATGGAGTCCGGGAGGTACATACAATGCACCTGCAGTCGACAGTAATCAAGGCACTACTCAAACCGGTGACTTTAGCTATGCCGATTATGCTAAAGGTGGAAAAGTTAGATTTAAAAAAGGAGGCATTGTAAGTTTATAATGGCAAAGATAGTAGAATCCTTAACTAGGGCAGAACCAGAATACAATCAAAAAAATATACAATCTTTGGTTAGAGATCTTGACTCAGTTATTACAAAATTAAACAGTACGTTTCAAGACGAAGTAAAACAGGAGATAGAAGCTAAAAGTTTCTTTTTAGAATAATGGCAGTAGTAAACCAATATAAATTTTATGGTAAAACAACGACAGCTGCTGAGACAGTGACGTTATTATCACCAGGAGTTAATGAAACTATTATTATTAAATCTTTAAGAGTTACAAATAAATCAGGTTCTAATACACCTACCGTTACAATTAAAAACAATGCATTTGAGATAGTAAATACACAGACATTAGTAGCTGCTACAAGTGTTGAGATATTGACTTTACCCTTAATTGTAGAAGGTGGAACTACGCTAGCTTATACTACAGCCGGCACCGTATCTGATGGTGTAGTGTTTGGTATTAGTTATCTTAATATATTAAAGGAGAAAATAGACTAATGGAAATAAAAAACGCTAAAGTTGAGACTACTTATAGACATAAAAAAACTGGTCAACTTTTTAAGGAAAGAAAAGACTGGGAAAGCAAAGGTTTTAAGAATGAAGATATGGCACAAGACGTAAAAGTTATAATGCCACCTCTTGATTTGTTCTCAAAAACCAAGTAAACATAGGAATTAAGGTAAAATTATGGCAATATCTAGAATGCAAGAACCCAGACAACTTTACGGATTAGGAAGCTTAGTTAAGAAAGCTGTCCGTGGTGTAAAGAAAATTGTTAAAAGTCCATTAGGTAAAGCTGCCATAATGGGTGGTTTAACTTTTGGTATACCAGGAACTGGATTTAAAGGTTTAATGGGAAGTAATTTTATGAGAGGTGCCTTAGCTAAAGGTAATTTGCATACAGATCCAGGATTTTTAAGAAGCATGATGAATAAATTTGGTGCTCTTTCAACAGGTCAAAAAATATTTGCAGGTCTAGGTGCAACAGCAATTGCAACACCGTTTTTACAAAAAGCATTTAAGACAGGTCCTTACGAAGAAATAGAAGAAGAAGTTGATGAAAATTTTATTGATCCCTACACAGCAATGATGATGGGAAGAAACAGAGATCCTTATATGAGTTTTTTACCTAATGAAAATTATGTACAAGAAGGATATTATTTACCACAAAATGCTGCCAACGGTGGCAGAATAGGTTATGCTAATGGTGAGATGGTAGAAGCAGAACAAATGGTAGAAACTGAAGGACCACAATTACCAC